AATTTGGTACAACAGGAACACTTCTTGCTGGTTGCATCATACCATGTAAAACACCAAGAGACAACCCGATGCAGATTGCCTCTTGTAATCTAGTCATTTTTTAACCTCAGTCAATGATAGTGAGCTCAGACACAAACTGGCCAACAGCACTTGTACCAGCTCCACCAGCAGTCAGAGTGATAGCACCATCGGTTCCGATAGTACCTGCCAGATCGCCTGCAGAGCCAGCTGCATAAGAGGTAACCGAACCGAAGTTGGGTATAGAACCTACAGAAGAAGCTGAAGTTGGAACTGCATCACCTTGTAAATAAGAGGCACTAAAGGAGAACGCTTCTCCATCAGTGGCAGATAATTGATTAGAGGTGATAGTGCCTGGAGCGTAGATACCGCTTGATATAGTTCCTGCTGAAAGCATTCCAGAGGTTGTTCCGTCCGAGGTTCCTACATTTGATCCAGAAATACTGTATTGGGAACCGAGTCTAGTTGCAGTAGATCGTGCAGCATCTACAGTCAACTGAACACTTGAAGACATTTTATGAATCAGTCCACCAGCATTTGCTGCGGGAGCTGTCATCAAGATCATCATGAGTGGAAGCAGTTTCTTCATGCGTCACACCAAAGGGTTTGTATTTATTTAGAGAGAACTTTTTTACAATTAAAATAATGTTTGTGATGATACTTGACAGGTATCCATAATGACACTAGACTTGGTTTGTTGCCTTTGAAGAGACAGTTATAGTTTCTAGAGGGTTGACAGATCCATGAGGATCGCTTAATATAAATACATGGACGAGGTGAGGATATCCTCACTTTCCACACACGCCTTACCGAGACTAAACAGCGTGTCTAAAAAACAGTCTCTCATACCAACTCTGGAGGGTAGAGTTGGAATATTTTACTCAGTACCACCCCGTACTAATACATAACCCTTTTTCAAAATGGCTTCAACACTTTCAAGACAACAATCATCCACTTGGGAAAATTTCTGCGAGTGGGTAACATCCACCAATAACCGTCTCTATGTCGGTTGGTTCGGCGTTCTGATGATTCCAACTCTGTTGGCAGCAACTATCTGCTTCATCGTCGCCTTCATCGCTGCTCCTCCTGTGGACATCGATGGCATCCGTGAACCCGTCGCTGGTTCACTCATGTATGGAAACAACATCATCTCTGGTGCAGTTGTTCCTTCTTCCAACGCAATTGGACTTCACTTCTATCCCATCTGGGAAGCCGCCTCTCTCGACGAGTGGCTGTATAATGGTGGCCCTTTCCAACTCGTAGTCTTCCACTTCCTGATCGGCATCTATGCCTACATGGGACGTGAGTGGGAACTTTCTTACCGTTTGGGTATGCGCCCCTGGATCTGCGTTGCCTACAGCGCACCTGTCGCTGCTGCTTCTGCAGTCTTCCTCGTTTATCCTTTCGGACAAGGTAGTTTCTCCGATGCTATGCCTCTTGGTATCTCTGGTACTTTTAACTATATGCTTGTATTCCAAGCAGAACACAATATCCTTATGCACCCGTTCCACATGCTCGGTGTTGCTGGGGTATTCGGTGGATCTCTTTTCTCTGCTATGCATGGAAGTCTGGTTACTTCTTCGCTGGTTCGCGAAACCACAGAAACTGAGTCCCAGAACTATGGTTACAAGTTCGGACAAGAAGAAGAGACATACAACATTGTCGCCGCACACGGTTACTTCGGCCGTCTAATCTTCCAGTATGCATCCTTTAACAACTCACGTTCTTTGCACTTCTTCCTCGCTGCGTGGCCTGTTGTCGGCATCTGGTTCACTGCTCTTGGTGTTAGCACCATGGCATTCAACCTTAACGGATTCAACTTCAACCAGTCTATCCTTGATGGACAAGGACGTGTCCTCAACACCTGGGCAGACGTTCTGAACCGTGCAGGTTTGGGTATGGAAGTTATGCACGAGCGTAATGCTCACAACTTCCCTCTGGATCTGGCTGCTGCCGAATCCACACCTGTTGCTCTGACTGCACCTTCTGTCGGTTGATAATCAGTTAGATAAACTTCACAGAGGATCTTCGGATCCTCTATTTTTTTCTCTGCATATGTAAAGTTATGATAACTTCAGAGACACCTTACAAACTTGCCGAGATCATTCGTGATACTTGGCCACAACTGTACTACTTAAAAAATAGAAACGATGGTTGCTTCAACTCTAAGTCCCCCGAGGAGGGGGTGGTTCGATGTCCTGGATGACTGGCTTAAACGAGATCGCTTTGTCTTTGTGGGTTGGTCTGGACTCCTTCTTTTTCCCACTGCTTATCTTGCAATTGGCGGCTGGCTTACTGGCACGACGTTTGTTACCAGTTGGTACACTCACGGGTTGGCGTCTAGTTACCTTGAGGGTGCTAATTTCCTTACAGCGGCAGTGTCAACTCCTGCTGATGCTATGGGCCATTCTCTTCTTCTACTTTGGGGTCCAGAGTCTCAGGGAGATTTCCAACGCTGGCTCCAACTTGGGGGACTCTGGAATTTTGTGGCGCTCCACGGTGCCTTCGCCCTAATTGGTTTCATGCTTCGTCAGTTTGAACTGGCACGTCTCATCGGAATCCGTCCCTACAATGCGATTGCTTTTTCGGGTCCTATTGCCGTATTCGTTAGCGTATTTCTCATCTACCCACTTGGACAGTCATCTTGGTTCTTTGCACCGTCGTTTGGCGTGGCAGCGATTTTCAGATTCCTACTATTCCTTCAGGGCTTCCATAACTGGACGCTCAACCCCTTTCACATGATGGGTGTAGCAGGTATCCTTGGAGGAGCATTGCTATCCGCCATTCATGGTGTTACAGTAGAGAACACCTTGTATCAAGATGGTGAACAAGCAAATACTTTCAAAGCATTTGACAGCACTCAAGAAGAAGAAACCTATTCAATGGTTACGGCAAACCGCTTCTGGAGTCAGATCTTCGGTATTGCGTTTAGTAATAAGAGGTGGTTGCATTTCTTTATGCTGTTTGTTCCTGTTATGGGCCTTTGGACAAGTTCCATCGGTATTATTGGCCTTGCTCTCAACCTTCGCGCTTATGACTTTGTTTCACAAGAAATCAGAGCATCAGAAGATCCAGAGTTTGAAACGTTCTACACGAAAAACATTCTCTTGAATGAAGGTTTGCGTGCCTGGATGGCACCTGTCGATCAACCACACGAACAGTTTGTATTCCCAGAAGAAGTTCTTCCTAGAGGTAACGCACTGTGAACGGTTGGCTCGTTTTTGTTTACTTCTCATGCTTTGCTGTTATCGCTGGTGCTGCCTTTGCGATGATGTGGAGTAACATTCAATCAATCAACACGATGATGAATGAACCTCCTAAACCACGTCATCCTGAGGCACCTAAACCTGGTGATGAAGTCATGTATGTTGATATGACAAGAGAGCGACTAGAAAGTCTTTACAACGAAGACAAAAACTGATATATAAAGGGCGTATCAATCGCCCTTTTTTAATGAAAATTTTTCTGGATACTGCGGATACAGATATTATCGCAAAGTATTTTTCTACTGGGTTGGTAGATGGAGTGACAACCAATCCTACCTTGATTATGAAAAGTGGTAGAAATCCTGAGGATGTTTACCAAGAAATCAAAGACATGGGTGTCAAAGACATCAGCATGGAAGTGATGGGTTCTGATCTTGAAATGTATGATGAGGGTATTAGACTCTATGAAAAATTTGGTGAGGTTGCTACCATTAAAGTTCCTTGCACCAGAGAGGGTTTAATCGTTTGTAAGCGCCTTTCAGAGCAGGGTATTAAGGTGAACGTCACTTTAATCTTCTGCGCCTCACAGGCGGTTCTGGCTGCCAAAGCGGGTGCCACTTATGTTTCTCCTTTTGTTGGACGACTGGATGATCAATCAGTTGCAGGACTGGAAGTAGTTCGTTCTATTTCTGAACTGTATCGTATTCATGGAATCAGGACTCAGGTTCTGTCTGCTTCTATCCGTAGTGTGCAAAGAGCGATACGTTCATGGTATAATGGTGCTGAGATCTGCACGATGCCACCAAAGGTATTCGATCAAATGTACGATCACATCCTTACTGATAAAGGAATGGAAATTTTTGAAAACGATTGGGAGTCTGTTAAGAAATGAGCAATTTTGCAGTTTACACAAAGATTGGTTGCCCCTATTGTACTAAAGTAATTTCTGCTTTAGGGCTTGCCGAACAACAATTTGTAGAGTATAAATTAGGCAGAGATTTTAATGGAGCAGAATTTTATCAAAAATTTGGACAAGGATCCACTTTCCCTCGCGTTGTTCTGAACGATAAATTAATTGGTGGATGTCAAGAAACTGTCAAGTATCTAAGAGAAAACAATCTGGTTTAATGGATCAAGAAGTCTACGGAATCATAGAGCAATCGATTGATGATGCCTTTACGGCATTTAGATTTCGGTTGAATCTTTATGATTACTTTAAAGTTATTAAGGCAACTAGAAAAGATGCTGATGACTTTATTAGTAGCAGCACTTCCAAAGAGATTAAAGATCTTGTTTTTGATTTAGAAGAATATCTAGAGGGAGGACAAGATAATGAGCATAAACAATTGCGTGAAGGTTATGGACATATCCCAAAACCACAGGCAAGAAAGATCAAACAATTTTTAGAAGGCATCCTTGCAGATGCTGAAAGATATAGTTATGATAGACGACCTGGACGGCGAAGAAAAGATTCTAAATAAACCAGATCCCCATCTTAATCGTGGGGTAGAGTTATTACTTAGAAATAGGAGAAGAGCAGAACCGCCCAAAACTTTCCAAATAAGATTTGGAAATATGGTTTCTCTCTTCAAGAGGGACATCGTTTTCCATTTTAATTTTTATTTGGATATTCGGAAAAGATAGACTCTCGGAGGACGGGAAAATGTTAGCAGTAACATTGACGATTGGAACATTGGTATCAGTAATGTTCTTTTTTGTTGGAGGTATGGTAGGATGGCTTGCAAAAGAACACGTCTACAATACCCAACCAGTATACACTCATCCCGAAATGTTTGATGAGAACGGAAATGTTCTACCTGATGAAATTTTAGCAGTAAGGTTTGAAAACGATTATGGCGACTACGACGAAGACGAAGAAGAAGGTTGAACTTCCACCCAATCCTTTTCTTCATGAAATCCTTGAACTTGCAAGTAAGCAACGTGCAAAGGCAAAGAAAATTGAAATCCTTCAGCAGTATGAAAACGACGCTCTGAAGACTATTTTTATCTGGAACTTTGATGAGACTGTGATTTCAGTTCTTCCTGTTGGAGAGGTTCCCTTCAATAAGAACGAAGTACCTGTTGGTACAGATCACACGTCTCTTCGTAGAGAGTATAAGCATCTCTACAACTTTGTGAAGGGTGGTAATGATGGACTCTCTGGACTCCGTAGAGAGACTATGTTCATTCAAATGCTTGAAGGGCTGCATCCTGAAGAAGCAGAAATTCTGTGTCTCTGTAAGGACAAAAGACTTGAAGACAAATACAAAATCACTTATGATGTTGTGAAGCAGGCATTTCCTGATATTCAATGGGGTGGACGCAGTTGAAGATTATCAAACAAGATTGTGATCCGAATGTAGACAACACAACGGATCTTCCTAATAATTGTTATCTTGTCACATACAAAGAGGATGGTGTAGAACACTATGATCTAGTCATGGATACAAAACAAGCAAGTATCTTTGATTCTTATTATGATAAGTACAAGAAAGACTTTGTTACCATGGTTCAATCAGAGGGTAGGGTTAGTCCTAAACTCTGGGGTAATCCCTCTCCAAAAGATAAAAAGAAAAAATCATGAGCGGATTTAAAGGATTCACTAACGATCCACAAAAAGATGGAAACGTTCGCTTTGAAATTGATACAAGTGAAGTTACTAAACTAGTCAAGAAGTATAAAAAACTGAAGAAGTTTCAAAAATCAAATATTGCTGAAGTATCTAAACTCTCTAATATTAAAACGAAAGTTGATCGTCTTATTGAAGAATATGGTATCGACTCAGAAGCAATAGAATAATGGGCAAGCACTATCTTCTCAATCTTTATGGATGTGAGTTTGACTATCTTAATAATGAAACATATCTAAGAGAATTGTTGGAGATCGCTGCTGAGGCAAGTGGTGCAACTGTTATTCAGACTATCTCAAAAAAGTTTGAACCACATGGTGTAACTGCTGTTTGTCTTCTCTCTGAGAGTCATATTAGTATTCATTCTTGGCCTGAAAAGGGAGAGGCAGCAGTGGATATATTTACGTGTGGTGACACTGAACCTAAGGTAGGTTGCGATATTATCATTTATCAGTTAAAATCAGAGAACCATAACCTTAGTTACATTGAGCGTTGAGCAATAACTAAATATCCACATGATACTTTAATTATGACTTACAAACCTTACAGTCCTGAGTGGCATCGAAAAAGATATCTCAAAGAAGCAATCGACACTTACTTCGATGACTACGTGGACAATGAAATAATCTACAGTGATATCATGGATATCCTTGGTGCGAGGATGTCTGCTGCTGTGAATGAAGTCAATAAGGTTTTAGATCTAAAAGACAAACTCAAAACGAACTAACATGCTTTCTACCGCGTATCGACTTCGTTTGGAGTCCATCTGCCGTTGCATCGCCAACAAAGAACAAGTTCCTTTAGAGGATATGATCTGGGCAGAGAAACTTGCTAAGGCACATACTCTTGCAAGAGATTGGTTGAACAAAGCACGTCGTCAAGCCGCTCATGATATTGAGGAGGGTAGTGTTGATGATTTTATGAATAGGATGGGTTTAGGAGATCCCGATCCATCCAATTATAAAACGGGATTCGATAGTGCTGATGAGATAAGGGATTGGTTTCAACGTGACAAACCTGATGACTGGAGGCAACGTGATTGAAAAGATCACACCTGAAACTTACGAAAAAATGAACAAAGAGTTTGAGGAAGAAGGATTAGCTTTCCGAATTATTGTTCCTACTCAAGAAGAAATCGACGAATGGAGAAAGCGTCATGATTGAAGCACTTGTTTATAGTAATGGAAGTCAAGAATCTGAGAGAGCAAAGATGGTTCTTGAAGCATGTGATCAACAGGTAAGAGAGTTCTTACTTGGTGTAGATTTTAGTGACAAGCAGTTTCGTGCTGAGTTTGGTAGTGAAGCAGAGTACCCTCAGGTTGCCATTGGTTTAAATCATCGTGGCAATTTGAAAGAAACTCTTAAGTACATGTCCGATACAGGAATGTTTTTATAACTGTATCACAAGTTACAAAACTGCTTGACTATATAATCTATGAGGGGTATAATAACCCTACGTTCATCCCACTCGTGGGACGCAAGTAAGTCGCGGAACGGATCGTTCATCCCTTCGGGGACGCAAACGACTAAAGGAACGGGCCTAAAAATCCATTACTTTAGGAGTACTACCATGAACACACTCAACCTCATTCGTAAGCAGATTGAAAAGCAGTCTGCACTGCATGATGCACAAATTAATCACACTGCCTATCGTGGTATTGTGACTAAGAAGTTCGCATC